CTCCATTTACAGGGAATTAACCCATCCATGAGCAGAGCTCAAAGAGTCAGACACATTCCCAGAGGGATAGTGCCCGACGGACTACTCCTAAGAGTAGGCCACCCAGCCTATCTTGTAGCCGCATACGGCGTTGCGGGGGATGATACCCCCGTTGCCGTATGGGACTCCATAACAGGCTCCTGCTAGGGTTACTTCAGGCGAGAATCGATTCCACGAGACCTTGCGGTACTTCGCGGGGCGATAACACCTGAAATACCTGATTCCACTGCGCCAGCGGGGTCGCCAGCTCCTCTCATCGTCAAGCAGTACAAGATCGCCGAGGCCCTGAGGGCCCCGACAATCGCGTAACTGAGAAGGAATGCCATCGAGTACGGCAAACCAACTACGACGAGTAAAGGCAAAGCGAGCGTCAGAACATCGACGCAAGCCATTAGCCAAGGAAAAAAGCTGTTGCGGTTCACAAGGGGTATCCTTCAAAAAGTATGGACGGACGTCCACTCCCAAGAAGAAATCCCCACCACAACTTTCTCTGAAAGGACCATCTAAAAACGTTTTGCGCTTGTTGACAGTCATCCCAAAGAAGCTTAATGCGGAAATCAACGCGTTCGAGTATTCGACCGGGAGAATAATGTCATCTCCATAGACGAAGACATTTGATCCAGGAACCAGCTTTTGGCCGGTAGGATCTAATGCAAGAATGAGACACAGAAATATAAGTGTCTCAAGTTCGAACGTGAAACCATTTCCCATGCTGCTGAATTTCTCCAGCAGCCTCCACTTCTCCTTAAAGAGAGTCTTTGGGGAGCGAAGATCGGTGAGGACCTCCAACCACCTTCCGGACGTGGCTAAGCATAACTTCACGAGGTTATGCGAAATGGTGTCGCTAGCATTAGAGAGATCCATGGTGCAGAGATGGCCCTCGATAGAGGCCTCACAGGCGACCCGCCTGTGAATATCCTGACCATCCGTGAGATTTATCCCACGGTTCCGTAGACGCTGTCGGATGACGCGTCCATAGCCCAGCTGGTAGAAAAGATTGATACTAGGTTCCACGGCAATGCCGCGGTCCTTTTCTCCGTCTTTCGGCACCGTTGTGAAACGATTACCCTGGACAAAGGAAAGATTTTTCGCTGATGTCCCTATGGCTTTCGCCCAGAGAGTTCCTACCCAAGGAAACAGGTAGAAAGCAGCACCAGCCGTGAGAGTGGGTTCTGACGACATTTTGTCGGGGACGGTAGTCAGTCGTCCTCTATCGCCAAACGTCGCACCGGGGCCGAATCGTCCAGGAACATTGTCCGGACAGCCTCCCAGTATGCCGCTTGCAATTTTTTGAACTCTCTTGACATAAGAGAGAACACCCACATCGGAATCCGGGAAACCCGGGGATAGATATGGCAGCAAGCGAATGTTAGTGCGAGCACACGCCAACTCAGACTCGAGGAAAACCCTCTCCGCTGCGGCCTTACGGTCGAACGAAGTCGGAAGTTCCTTGAGCTTCTTGAGTATGCTTACAGCGCTGGCATCCCGCCAGTAGCTCTCGGCACAAAGGTAGTGTGAAGGATCGATCCTCTGAGAAGCGATCTGATCCCATTCACCAGCGTCGTACAGCATTTTAAGCTTCAAACTGACTGGTGTGGCGAGGTCCTCGAAGAGACGCAGGACCGCTTTTTCCACAGAGCGTGGGAGAAAAGCGCGAGTCATGGAATACCTCCAGTAGGAAGGTCTTAGCCCAACATCAGGCTAAGGATCAGGATGGGCTAAAACCAGATTGCACGGAGCTCTTCATCAGAGCCGAGGCAAAAAGGTTCAAGCACTGCGCCGCCGCTTCATTCACGTCAGTGTCGGGCATCCCTTGCGGGACGATCGCACTGAAAGAAATGTTGCAGCGGCTCGCCACCGAGATCGTTCCATCCGTGCCCGTGACCAGGCTCGGGTACGAGTAGCTGCCATCCAACCGTCGACCCGTCTGATCACCATTCCATTTGGAGGTGAGACGAAGCTCGGGTCGGAAAGCAGCGGCCGTACCAATCGTGTTATTCCTCCAGACAGCGGGCGACGAGTCGCCCCCGGAGGCAATGACAGCCGTGTAAGTCACGTCCGTGGTACCGTCATTCTTCTTGACAGTGATGTTGGCCATTGAAGGCATAGTAGTCTTTCAGTGGAGAGGAAGAGGGTCTGAGACCTTTACCTCAATTGTTGAACCAGAAGAGAGATGGCAGTTGCCGCTCTCACTGGCGATACGCCTTTCCAGGGGCGCACCTTCAGGGTCACTCCGGGCAAGCCAAGAGATCGCGAGAAGAAGGTTCCGCTGTAAGAAGCGGACCATGACGTATCAGAACCCGGGAAGAACCCATCCAGGGCTATCTCATCACGGCGATTCACTTGAAGGCTGGAGACCGCTACGTTGTCTGTTGACACGCCAGCGAAATCCGTCACTTGAGACAAGAATTGCCCCACGTTAACGAACCAATCTACCACGAAGGAGAAAGGCACCAGTTCCCAAGCTACAGCAAGAGGGTTGACGAAACCCAACTGCGAGGCTAAATACAAGTTCGGATTGGTAACTCGAACTGTACACTGTATTTTACTCTTTTGACTATAAGTGTCAATCTGAGTAAATCTCTCAGACGGGTTAGTCGCACCGGTTTTAAACGGCGCGACCTCCACCGAACCTTTTCCAGATATCCTTTTTGAAGGATAGGGGTTCTGGAGTGTAGAGACAGCCGCCCCAATATCATTGACGAGAGGTTCCCAACCAAAATGGAACTTCAGGAAGTTATTGCCAAAAGCTTTCGCAGTCGACTTTAACCCCTTCGGAAGTTGGGTTTTGAGTATACGGGAAGCGCTCACGAAATCAAACTTGTGCAAAGCACGAGCGAATTTCATGAGAACAATACCGTCCTTCGCAATGAGGTCGTACATCTGATGGTGCTCCGCGAGATTCACAGCCCAAAGGCTGCTATCTCCGAGCGCTGCAACAAGCTTTGAATATGCCTTGTTGTAGCCGTCGGTGCTCAAGCTCGGAATGAACCGAGGAGCGCCGGCGTTTTGAACGTAAAAGTACGGGTTGTCAATACCGTGCTTAAACTTAGTCACCATCAGTTCTACCATCGTATAGGGAAGAGGCAAGTTATAGGGCTTGCTTTGCCTATACCAGCTAGAGATCTTTTGATACCAAGGGGGTCGAAACCCCGTTGACGTCGGAGGTCCTAGGTAGTCTACTTGTTTAGAGTAGGGGCCGCTTATCGGAAGCATAACATCTCCTGGATGAAGAGTCATTCTCCCTATCTCACTTGTACAGGGTGAGAAACGACATTTCGCTGTACCGGATGACGGCTTACCACTGTGGTAGGATTCCACAGCCCGCCCCGGTCGTAACCTATGCGCACTAGATATTTCGATGTGCCCCGACAGAGTCGGGCTGCGTTCCGGAACTTATGGCCCCGGATGCACGAGCTAGTGTTACAAGGCTTCCAAGGTTTGGTCACCCAAACTGTCTAAAGGTTCAGGCATGTGTGGTCTAAAGACGACGTATGCAGGGACCCTGGAAGTAGACAGATCCCCCGTGAGGG